TAATAACTAACTGAGCAATAGCAAGTACAATAGGACCAAGATTCATTTTAATAACATTCCAAATAGTAATTATTGCAGTTTGTAGATCCATCTGCCCACTTATGACTTGTCGGAAAACATCTAATATCCCACCTATAGTTCTTATTACAGCCATTATAGCATTTTTTACGAAATCCCAAGCCTGACCAATACCAGTGATGATAGCTCCTATTACGTCAAAATCTCCGCCGGTACTAACACCAAAGAATTCCATAATCGCTTTAACAGCTCCACTAATACAAGACCATAACCATTGCATAGCACCAGATATTGCTTGAATTGCAGCTTGAACGTCAGGATGATTAATAAAAGCAGACCATAACCTATTTATTCCAGCCCATATTGCACCTAGCATTTCACTTACATTACTCCACCATCCGAAAGCTTTACCCACTTCATATATTGCAAGTACAACTAATCCTATAGCTGCTACAACAGCAACTACAGGCCAGCTAATCGCCATTACTGCTCCTGCAACTGAATATAATGTTGGGATTAATGGTAAACTTGCAAGTTCCACGGATGCAAGTGCAGGGACTAATATTCCTAATGCTAATGCTAAAGCACCTACACCAATAGCAATTTTACCCCAATCAGGAAGACTATCCCAAAAAGAAGTAAAAGCACCGATAGCATCAGTTAACCCCTTAACAATACCTACCAGTAAAGGTGTTATAGGGACTAATGCTTTCTCGATTAACTGACCCCCAGAAACAGTTAATGCTTGATAAGCATCATCAAGAGAGGTAATATCTTGTGCAGTTTTAGTGAAACCCATTTGATCTAGAGTTTTATTCATTGCATCAAGTAATGAATTTTTATTTTGAAGGTCACCATCCCATCCATTGTTTTTAAGCATATCTTGAGTAATACCTAATTCTTGTAATCTTCTGAATTGACCATCAAGTGCATCTGAAACTGCAAGGATAGCGTCTTCTTCAGTTCTTCCTTCTTTTACAAAAGCAGATGACATTACTGCAGTAGCTTTAGTTAATCCTTCTAATGAGTCTTTACTAAGATTGAATTTTACTGCCATTTCTTCAGCAGATGCACCTACTGCTTTCATATTAACTTTTTTAAATTGTGTTTGTAATGTTTCTAATGACTTAGAAAATTGAGCAATATCTGAATTTGACATTCCCCTTATTCTTTGTCCAAAGTATTGAAGTTGACTTGAAGCATTTATTGCTGATCTACCAGCTTCTATAAGTGCATTAAATAAATCATAACCTATCATACCTGTAGCCATACTTGCAGCATTACGTAAAAAACCTAAACTTCCACCAGTAGACCTAACATTAGTGGAAAATTTACCCATGCTACTGCCTACAGAACTAATTTTTCCTTTAATGGAATCAAAAGCTCCTCCAATTTTACTTTTAATATTTGTAGCTACAGATGAAACTTTATTAGAGACTACATCCCATTTAGTACCTAAATATGTTTGTATTGCCATACCTGTAGTTTGAATTTTACCTTTCAATGTATTAGTTTCATTTCCTAATAATCCCATTTTAGTTTTAGCATAATCCATACTTCCGGACCATGACCTTGTAAGATTATTTAACTGTGAAAATGAAGATAATGCTGCATTTGCTCCAGGAACAAGATTACTATTTTGTGTACCTAATTTAGCAAGTGAATTTAAGGTTTTTTGAGTTGTGTTATCTAACATGTTAAACCTAGTAATGGCATCCTGTTCTGATTTCGATAATTTTTGAAAACTTTCAGATCCTTGAGTACCTACTTTATTAACATTCTCTACAGTTTTTTCAAGTTGAGAACCTAGTTGTCCCATCTTTTGACGAGTATTTTCTGAATTTTTAGAAACATTATCAAATGCATTTTTTCCGGCATCTCCTATTTTGTCAACTTGTTCTTTGACTTTTTGAAATTGTTCTTCAGCTTGATTTTCTGCTTTTATGATAATGTTAATCATTTGTTGAGATACCATATGTGATTTCACCTCCCTCTTAATTTTTAATTAAAAAAAATTTAAAATAGAATTTTTAAAAACTATAATTTTCTTTGATGTTTTTTTATTTCACGTTCTTCATGTTGTTTTATTTTTTTATCTAATTGCTCACGACCTTTAAGAATGAAATATCGTTGAGCGTAGGTTAAATCTTTTTGTGAAGTTGCTAAATGATAACCTCTATAATCAAGTAAAATAATTTCCTGTGCTTCATTTGTCTTCAGGAAATTCTTCTACCTCATCCTCCAAATCAGTGTCTATACCACTTATTTCACAAACTTTCTCATAGATTTCATCAAATGTTTTAGGAGGTAATTTTGCAATTTCATCTCTGGTTGTTTCTTGACCTTTATTTCCAGGATTATCAAGACTTAAAAATATAGCTTCAATTTGTGCTCTATAATCTGCCTCAGAATTTTTTTTAATATTAAATTTTAGTTGAGAATTAATTTCTGCAGTTCTTTGTTTTCTGTTTTTTGCTTTTGCTTTTTCATTAGTGACATAATCCCCTAATGCTTCTTGACGAATACTATCAACCTTAGACCATTCAGATTTTGAAAGAGGTCTTAAATATATAGTATCGTTAATTGTTTTTATTTCAATTTCTTCATATTTTTCTATTCCTTCTAGTATTTCTGCAACAGTTAAAACCATTATATTTTCCTCCTATTATTCTGTTAAAGTTATTGTAAATGAATTATCATTGGAACTAATACTTATTGTATCAGTATATTCTTGATACCCTTCTTTAGTTACAATTATTGTCTGTGTACCTACAGGTACATTTTGTAAAGTACAACCTCCTGCAACACCAGTATTACTTGAGATTTGACCAATTGATACAGTTGCTCCAGAAATTGGTTGTTCTTCAGAATCTTGTACAGTAATTGAAATATTTTCAGTTTCAGGATTCCCCTCAATTATGGGAGATTCATTAACACCTAATTCTCCTTGATTATTTTTAATTTTAACATACATGTCTGTAATAACTTCAGTTAATCCATCGGCAAGAGTAACTGTTTCAGCTCCTAATGTTTCAAGATCCATCTTAACTTCAATTGCATCGACTTCAGACATATCATATTCAACTGATAATGTACATTTAGGGAATAATATTATCATTTCTAAATCAGGATTTTCACAATGTTTTACTTTTAATTCTAATGGAATTTGTAAAATTTTACATTTAGATGGCTCAAGAGCTCCTACTTCCCCATATTGTGCTGCTAATATTGACTTTACAGTACTTTCAGTAAGAGTTGTAACTAAAGATAATTTGTTTTCTCTTTCAACAGCACTCGCCCGAATTTGTGGACCACGACTACCAAGACCTATTGTATTATCAACAGCATGATTATTAGCTCCTTCAAAACCAAAACTTGTAGCAACACCATCTAATGGTAAATTATTAAGTTTTAAGAATACATCATAAAACATTATAAATAAATCTTCATCTTCTAATTTTATAGGACGTTCAAATGTTTCTCCATTTTCACCGATTATTCCTGCTTCTTCGGTTTTGTAAATCCAGTCAGCGTCAATGTTCATGGATTCATCACTAACTTCAAATTTTAACCCATCAATTAGCAACCCATAAAGATATTTTTTGAGCATATCATATACTGCTATACCTCTGAAGGATTGAAGAGATTTACCTTCTCCACCATAAAATTCATGAGTATTTACATCATTTCCTTCTGTGAATACATAATTGTCTAAATATCCTCTCATATACCAAGCGAATTTTTGTAAATCAGCATCAGCAGATGTAGAACCTGAAGGTTTCAAAATTCCTGCTCTTGCTCTTTTTTTCATACGACTTCCACCAGATTTTGTAACTGGTTTATCGTTTAATTTAAAATCAACTTTGTTAGCTTCCTCAAACCAATCTAGATTAAAATTTTCTTTATTTATGATTTCACCGTAAGTATCTTCTAATTCTATTCCAAAACCTCTATCAATCATAAAATTAATCTCCATTTTTACTTAATTCAAAAAAAAAATATATTTTTTTATTCATTTTTCATACAACATATTGCCCAATCTACATAATATTCAATAATGATTCTTACACTTGTAGCTGGAGCTTTATCTGATTTACCTTCAATAGTTACTGTACCTACAGGATATAATGTTTGAAATTTCAAATTTTCAAGAATAACTTTTCCTTCGGTATTTTTTCTTTTAAGGTTTTTAGCAATACTTGCAGCTACACGACATGCTAGTTCTTTTCCTTTTAATTCTGATTGTTCAATATCTTCTTCATCATAAACTACACAAACAAATTCAAATATGGTTTGAAGTAATAATTTTCGTGATAATCTTCCACTTTTTCCATCTGCTACAGTAGTTTCATGTTCAAATAACCATATGCATGGTTCTTCCATATGTTCATCCATACGATAACTAGGTATGAATGTTTCTACTTCAGATAATAAACCTTCTTGATTCATTTCTTCATTTATACATGATTTTATCATTTTTGTAACTTCAGATGGACCTTTTATAATATTCATGATTTTGATACCTCATCCTATTATTTGAGTGTTTCATTTGCGGCTATTACTACTGCATTTTCAACAGATTGCATTACTTCATTCATACTTTTTTCCACAAATTTTTGTCCTTTTTGTCCTTTTACAGATTTTAAAAACCATTCTTGACCTTTCCAATGAAAATGCAAAACACTTTTAGTATGTGGAACAATTTTTTGATGTTTAGGACCATATATTCCTGTTCCATCATTTACCCATGGTAAGTAAGGAGTTTCATTAGTAATTTCATGCTCATTTTCTCCTTTCATAATATTATAAGCATTAGCTCCTCTTCCTGTTTCACCATGAGGAGTATTCTTTTCAAATGTAACTTTAGTATCTTCACTTAGTTGATCTAAAAGTTTGTTTTTAAAATTTTCAATCTTTTTACTAAGTTCAAGATTTTCTTCTATTATGAGTGTAACAGTAACCATTATAGATACCTGCTTTATATGTTGAATACTTGTATGTGTTTTGATTTTTTGAAAGGCTTGAGGTCTTGTCTTAAATCATCAGTAAAAATTTCACTACTGAAAATTTTAACATTAAAATCATCAACTTTATGTAGTGGATTATCTCGTCTAGCATAATAAAAAGCTATCATGTTTGATGTTAAACGAATACAAACATTTTTAACTGCATCTGGAACATTTTCAGTCCATTTTTTATTGCAGTATGAAGTTATTAAACTTTCTGATTGATTAATCCATTCTACTATTAATGCTTCAAAATCTTCTGGATGATCTTTTAAACCAAATTTTTTAGCATTTGCATGTGTTAATCTCTTAACATCTTCTACTGTGCAATAAGACAAGATTAATCACCTCACTTTCAAGGGTCATCAAGGTGTACTAACTGATTCAGTAAGTGTGATATTAAGTGTATTAGAATCTTCACTTACAGTAAATGTACCTTCATACTCCTGATAACCATTTAAACTTGCAACAACATCATAAGTTCCTTCAGGAACATTTCTTATTGTACATCCTCCAGCACTTCCAGTTTTTCCAGTGAATTGATTCTCTTCAGTATCTTCTAATATTACATCCACATTTTCAAGTGGATTTGTTCCATCAGTAACAGATACTGAAACATCTCTAGTTAAATTTTCAGGTGCTGAAGGATTTATGCTTCCTTTAACCAAGCTAAAGCACTAGCATCAGCGAAAGCAAATTGAATATCTGCATACATGGTGGAAGCAATATCCCAAACATTAGCACGAATGTTGAAGTCAGAATCAACAATAATGTTTTCAGGGTCAGCTAACCATTGAATATTTTCTTTATGAGTTAATATTACTGGTTTTTTAGTGAATCCATTTTTAGGAGTACTGAATGCAGGAACTGGTATTAAAGGAACATCTTCAACAGTAATGTCTCCATCTTTAGTAATTGATACTTCAGATACATTATATTTGTCCTGGTTCTGTGCAACGTATCTTCTAACATCTCTTTTTAATTTTGATGGACAGAATAATGCTAAGCCTCCATCATCTTTATATTTATCAGGGAATTCATCAAGTAAATGTAGAACTTCATCAACAGGATTAGTATCATTACTTACTAAATCAATTTCTTCATTATTAACATCTGCATCATCAGTTAATTTTTTACAAATACCGTCAATAACTTTATAACCAGTAGTTGTAGTTGCATCTTCAGATTCAGTATCCCCATAAATTAATACTCTTTCTAATGCCCTACCATTAGCAGCACCAAATTGTCCGGTCAAAGTATTCATGAATCCAGATCCTTCAATATTTTCTTTCATTGCAGTACGATGAATACCGGTTAATGCTCTTAATTCTTCAGCACTAAATGCTCTATTAACAAAAGTTGGTTTTTGATAATCATCATCAGTTAATTTTTGAGGAGTACCACTAATTCTTCCAGCATTTAACTCAATATTAAATTCCATTGTGTCTAATTCTCTTTTATGATTTGCTGAAGGAATCATTTTAGTTTTATTTAAAAATACTGTTGCTTCTTGTAAAGCTTGTATAAATTTATCAGATTTTTCAGCTTGAAGTACACCATCATTTAATTTTCCGGACCCTTGTCCAATGTCTACAAATTTAGTTATAAAATGTCGTCCTGCAAGAACATTTTCTTTTATTACTTTTTCTACAGTTTGAATTGACATAATTATCACCTATTATAAAAATTTTTATCATCTAATATCATTTTTTACCAAGTCATACCATTAGACTTACGACCTATTCTTTCATAGAAAGTTTTCTCAGATTTAGTAACAGTGATTTTATCAGGATCAACTTCCCGAGATTTAGTGACAACTTGACTATCATCTACAATTTCATTAGTACCAGAATCATTTTCACCGTTAGTTTCATTTTTAGTTACAGCACCTGGAACAGGATCTTCCTCTCCATCAGGTTTTTCTCCAACTTCTTCATCAGTTTCTACTTTGGTAAGTCGTTCATCTATTGAATCAATTTTTTTATCCATAGCATCTAATTTAGCCATGATTTTTTCAGCATTAAATTTATCTTCACTTTCTCCAGATTTTACAGGTGGTTTAGCTGGAGGTTCAGTTGTTTCTGCAGATTTCATTACAGTTCTTCCTAAAAGTTTTTCAAAAAAACTTTGAGATATACTAATAGTTTCATCTTTCATATTTTCTTCATTAGACATGTTATCATCTATATTAATTGATTTTTTAACAAATTCATCATCATCTTCATACACTTCAAAAACAGCTAAAGGATGATCAGGACGGTCAACAATACTAATGCTTGTTGGTGTCCAATCACCTATATCATTGAAATTTAATCTACCCATTTTAGTTTAACCCCCTATCCATTTCTTCTACAGAAAGCTTAGGAGCAGCCATAATACTAAAACCTTTATATAATCCTTTACGTAATGCTTCCATAATCTCCTCTTCAGTTACTTCAACACTACAAAACAATGTTCCTTTAGGATAATTGTTACCATGAAACTGATAAGGAGAATCCAGGACATATAATTCAAGTAGTCTTCCAACTGTTCTTAATTTGTGTTGAACATCAATTAGTATTCCATTACGACTGATCGTTAAAGCTGCTTTTCGGATTGTTTCCTCATCCAGAACATCCCCGCTTTTATCAGGGATTTCTGGTATAAGTATAGGTCCTTTTAAAATCAACTTTAAATCACCACAAATCAAATTTTAATAAAAAAGAAAA